GTTTTCGCATTTTAAGAGGGTCAGCTAATAGTTTCATAGATTTTTCTTGAAAGACATCATCCATTTACTTATAGTATATAAACTATTGGATAGGTGCTTGACGCATTCTTTTTTAGTTTAATTACATTGATAATGATATCCGCTGGACTTTGATGTGATTGATTCAACTTGTCTACATAGGCATCTATAAATGGATTTTGTTTAAAGTATAAATAATGATGTCTTTCATCTCTAGATAAAATCGGTTTATAGTTGGCGATATGTGAAGATAAATAGGTATCAATTTGTTGTAATCGTTTGAGTGAGTCTGTATCATTGATGATTAAATTATGACCATTGGGCGACCGAATACAATCGGTAATTTTAACTTGTATGGGGAGGCTCGTTAATTTCATATAGGGTAACTGATATCCCACAGATATATAATATTTTGATTCATAAATCTGTATCTTTTGAAGCTGGATGGTGTGTGTGATTAAATGTCCCATACTAAATGACTCTTAAATAATAAGTGATTTAAACACAATAATTCTCTTTCAACCAATGTTTCTTACAAAAGAACTATGGACTCGCTATTTACAGTTGAGAAATCATCATATGTTCTTGTATGGTCAAGACACCTCCCTGATAGATGAATTTATAGAGGGTGCGACTCTAGGTCAAACCACGCCGATACAATATCACATAAAACAAGATGTCTATTTATTTTCGTGTCAAATGATGGATACAAAACAATCTCATTTAGTACACTCTCTTCAAGATATCTTAACTGCCCCTAATTTTTATTCGGAGAATATCCAAACAAAATTAATCGTGATACTTCATTGTAATTATATGAAACCCCAAACTCAACACAAAGTGAAATCATTGATGGATTCCTCGTATCAATCGGGTATATTTTGCTTTCACGGATCCAAACAGCAATCACTAGAACCCACGCTTCAAGCCCGATGTTTGATTCTACAAGTACGTTCTCATTCTCAAGAATCATCGGTAGATAGATTGTGTTATGAAAGACTTCGGAAATATCTCAAACAACCTCTAACCAAGCACAGTATCACTGAGTTACGTGAAATGTGTTATATGTACTATTTACACGATAGTCAATCAGAATCTTTTCAACGAATGATCGTAGCCGAACTAGGCGCCAATCTCTATCTACCCAATCCAATCAAGATATCTATACTAGAAGATATCACTAAGTTAAATCATTTGTATCAATACAGTTACCGAAAACCAATCTTTTTAGAAGCGATGATTTACAGTTTATTTAAACATTTAGAACACTATACTTATAATTTATGAATTACTATGAACTCTTAGATGTTCCTCACAATGCGACGACCGATGAAATCAAACAACACTATCGTAAATATGCTAGAATTCATCATCCGGACAAAGGAGGCGATGCCGAACAATTCAAACAAATCCAAGAAGCCTATGAAACACTTATGGATCCCTTGAAACGTCATCAATACGACATAGATTTATCGGGAACAAATCACACATTCACTCAACAAGATTATGAATTGATTTTTAGTTATTACAATTCATTGATTCAATCGGTAGAAGTTCGTTTAATGATGTCTTTATTTTACAGCATACCCCAAGAAACCCGAGCCAAGGTAAATCTACGAAATTTATTCAAACAACAATTCAATCAACAATCCCAACCCACTAAAGCACCGAGTCAAACACTCATTCATACACAATCTATGAAATTTATAGATGCAACCCAATTGTATGATAGCTTTACTCTTCATTTGAAACGTTCCTTACAAGATGTGTTTCGTAGGCGATGTAAACAAATCACATTGAAAACTAGAACACGATATTATCATTTGTTTATTATTGATAGTGATTATTCTATTCGATTGTATAATGATGACAGTTCTACAATCACGATTGAATTGACAACTGTATCGGATCATAATTTCTATAAACAAGGATATGATTTATGTTATCTGAAAAAGATAGATTTATATGAATATTATTATGGAGCGACCTTTCAAGTGAAACTACCCAATCGTTTGAATGTATGTTGTATCGCCTCAAATTTAGACCAAAAAAAGATGTCATTTATTGAGGGCTTTGGGTTTTATGATCCCTTGAAACAGCAGAGAGGGCGATTAAAGATTCTGTACCAACTAACTCATAGACCTATGGATGAATCTACGCGAGAGACAATCAAACAATTGTTTCATAAAAAAGAAGTCTTTATTGATCCTAGTTATCCAGTTTATAAAATCTAACTCTATACTAAGTATGTTAACCCAACAATCGTTTGTCGCGATTGATCGTTTTTTGCCTTTCATTCAACCTATGAAAGCTATCTTAAAACCCTTCTATCAACACCTAGACTCTCAACAAGTGACCTTTCAAATAACGAAAGATTCTAGGTATCAAAAGAAAGTATCCATTCAAAGCTTAGAAAATGAACACTTCATTGATTCTCATTTGAAGGTAGAGATAACCAAGTTATCTTCGTGTCGCGAAGTACACTTTACAACACCGAAAACCCAATTTACTCTCAAATTTCACGGGAAAAGTGAATCTCTAGATCGCTTGCTTCCTCACTTAGCCTATGCCCTCACGCTAACCACTCTACTAAGTCCTCATAAAGTCAAACGAGTTATGATTCATTATTATTTATTAGACTCTAAGCGAGTCACAGATAACGATAATCATTTTGATAAAGAAGAGGTCAATGGAGGCATGTGTTGGTCTTCACCTGAAGAATGTGAATTTACTGTATGGAGAAAAGAAGAATTACTCAAAGTTAGTATCCACGAATTAATCCATGGTCTCTCCTATGATTACAAACAAGACACACAAGATATAGTTCGTCATTACCAACAAAAATATGATGTCACATCTACCAAAATGAATACGTTTGAAGCCTACACCGAAATCTTTGCAGAACTCATTCATTGTTATGTGTTGGCCAAGCTAGGTAATCAAGCGATACCCCGAGTCAAAGCCTTCACATTATTTCAAGCGTATGTAGGATTAGAACATCAGTTTAGTGAATTACAAGCGAGTAAAGTTCTTCAGTTACGTGATAAAGATGCCGATGTTAACAAACATACGAATGTACTCGCTTATTATGTAATTAAATTAGAATTATATCGGGATTTGAAAGAGTTTTTACACTATTGTCAAACACACAATCAATCCTTCCTCAAAATAACCAATACAGATCGTTATTTTGACTATCTAAAACAACTTCAGAAAATCAAGATTAAAGAATACAAAGTCACCGGTTATTTAGAGATAACCACACGAATGACTTGTTTAGAGCTGAATTTATTTACATAGTATATCCATTAGATACTTACGCTTTAGGAAAGACACCCTCCTTGTTTGGGAAGTGAACCTTCATATATTTCTGGAGATTGAAGAAGGTGAGCTCATCCTTCGGACCCAGACGAAGAAGCTTCTTCAGAGTCTTATCGGCCTTGAGAACACGCTTGTCCTTCTCACCCTGGAGACCGTTCTCCTTACAGTAGGCATTGATGCGCTTGGTCACCTCAGTACGAGCAATCAGCTCAGTCTTTCCTAGCTTGAGGAATGTGCGAAGCTCATCAGAGACGGGTCCCGGCTTGGAAAATCCGCTGGGCTGACCCGATCCTGGTGCCCGACGGCGCTTACCGTTGACACGCTTCTGAACGGCCTTCTGGTCTCTCGCAACACGCTTCTCCAGTTTCTGCGTGTAGAGGGTTAGCTCCTTCAGAGTTCCCATAAGGGTTCGGAGCTGAGTGGTGAGGTGAGTGAATTCCTCAGCATAGTTAGCGACAACCTCTTGGGGTGTCTCAGTTGTCTCAACCACTGTTGGAGTGGTTGGAGCCTCCGTCTTGGTTGGAGTAGCCTTCGCGGGTACTGACTTGGTTACCTTCTTGACAACCTTCTTCTTAGGGGCGCTGGTCTTCTTGGATGTAGCTGGCATTGTTTTATACTCTTGATTACTTTTTATATTTCTGATTCAACCGCACTTCTTCTCTCTTTATGATGTATACTGGTGAGAAAGTTTTAAGTATCTTTGGATAACTTAGATTCCTCGGGTGCCTAAACTGGATTACATAGCCCATTGAACCCAGGGATGGGTTATCCTACAATCCCTACAGTGAGGCGCTAAACCAATCAACATATACATAAATCCTAATTTCATATCTTCCGGTGACTGAGAATTACACATTTGAATGAGTGTCTTGGATAGAATTTCTTGGAGTTCCAATTTAGAGGAACAATTGAAATAATCGACCACAGGCATAAAAAAGAGATGACCATTCGGTGGAACAATCATACACTTGGTTTCTTGAGATAAATTGGCTCTATAATTCCAGATGTCTTCCAAATCTTTGTAAAATCTCTTGAGTCTCCCAGGTGACAAATCTAAAATCCAATTTACCGAACAACTGTATCCCGAGTACTCTATTTGAGCAAATAAATCCACAAATCGTTGTTTCATAGCGGTCCTTCTGTTCGTTATGACATTGGTCGCAATTTGAGTTCCGACGTGACTCTCATCTAAATAATTTATGAATCGCTGAATTTTATTACGAACTCCTTGAGAGAAAGATTCCATTGTATACGGATTACCATAATTCATCTCAATCAACTTTTTCAATGACCGAATATCAAAACACCATACATTGTTCTGACTATCACTATAGGAGAAGAAATACTTGGAATCAATGGATTCTTTGGGTTCATAGGTGTAAAAATCCTCGTCATTCTTACATAGAGACCGATTGTAAAATCCAGGTCCTTGGAAACACAATCGTTTCAAAACAAGTTTCTTTCGGAAGTGAGCTTGGATTTTCTTGATACTCGTTACTTTCGGTGATGTTTGCGTATGTTTTTCATAGAGTTTAGTGATAGCTTCAAAATAATCTTTCTTTTTAAATGAGGAAGGTTTCTGAGGATTCACATACCGAGTATAGGTATACTTGAGTTCCGGTAAATTGTAATCTTTGGGATTCAATGTAAATCTTTCTAGAATGATGAGGTTGTCCTTTAATAGGTACTGTTTACGATCCTTTTTACTATAGCCACCATAAGGTTGATAGTGCGATGTAGTAGTTGAGTTCGTGGATGAATTCATTGATGATATATACTATTTCGTTGAAAATATTTAAGTAAAAAGACTCCGTTATCTATAGTCATTGTAGGTAAATATCATTGAGTATACAAGACGGTAAACGAGTTGTTCTCAACCTCTTTTTACTTAAAAATTTGATTCTTCTAGTATCTAGAATCAATCAAACAAACAAACAAAACAAACAAACAAAACAAACAAACAAAACAAACAAAACAAACAAACAAAACAAACAAAACAAACAAACAAAAAGT